GTCGGTGCTAAAATGTTTAGAATGTATATATCATTTCAACATTCTAAGGCTCGAATCGACGAACCTGTCAACTACACTATCCTATTAAAGATGTGAACTTGACAAGCCACCCTTGAGACCGCCAACTAATACCACGTGATAGTACAGATCTGCACCGAAGATGTTGTCTACAACACCGTAGCGGGTCAGAAGACCTACACGAGGACTGAAATCGTTGGGTCCGATGGTGCGTTGCACCATAACGGGAATGTACGGGCAATAAATGATACCTGTGTCGTAAAACTCAGGACCCTTATAACCTAACAGGGCATACTCGACCTGAGTAGAACGCAGACCCATTTGGGACTGTGCTTCAGTGCGAGTGTCACGATAAACGTTGAACCTTCCGCCTAGGTTGCCTACTTTAGCAACGCCAACAGGTTGTGTGTTGACGGAACCATTAACAGGCATCCATGTAAACTCGGGAAGCATCTCCAAAATTGCGCAAACTGCGGGGCTAGCAACAATAAAGTTGGCAGCGCCACGACGGTTCCGAATAGCAATTCGATTAGCTTCTACAATGAGTTTAGCGTAAAGATCACGGTTACGTTCTGCCATCCAACGTCCGTCGGCAGTTTCAGCAAACCATCCGCTGTAACCATGGCCTTTGCCAGCTTGCAGAGCGGTTTGAATCATACGAACAATCATCTCACGATCGATTTCGGCTTGAAGTTCGTAACTCATCGCATTCGTGAGTTCCGTATCAATGTCGATACCGTTCATGTTTTTCAGATCTTGTTCGAGTTCCACGCTCCAGTTGGCAGCAAGTCTACGAGTTCCAGCTTCAACAGCTGTTTTCTCGAAACTCACTTCAATGGTTGGGATGTTGCTTCCAAGTTCGAAATCACCGAGCAGAGCAGCGACACCAGCGTCTTGGTCCAAAGCGGACCAGGCTGCGTCTCCTTTGCCTGCGGACAAACCAAAACTACCGGAAGTGACAGAAATGTTACTTCCTTTAAGAGCAGTGCTGGTTGATCCGGTGAAACGTGTGTCGAGATACTGGTATCCGAGCTCACCCTTGGTGTTGTTACCGGGATTATAGTTCCCGTCATTCACCGCGGAATGTGCATCAGAATAAGCGCCAGCAGCACCAGCTGGTCCAGAGTTTGCAGAAGCAACTCCGTCCTTACCATTACTGTTGGTCTCACCTAGCATCTTGTCACTGTACTTGTAGCGCAAAGCAAAAGCGAGTCCTACAGGACCGCTCATGGGTTGCACACCGACGAGTTCATTAGTTAACAACTCTGGGAATGTACGACGGATCATCGGGATGAGAATCTTGGGGAGTCTAGCATCACCTTGAGCGTAGTGATCAGAGTTGGGGAAAGCCCCTCCATGATTACCACCACCTTGATGTGAGCCAAACGAACCACCGGATCCTGCCACATTAGCCTCGGTCAAACACCAGGACTCTTGGTTTTCCAAAAGCATGGCTGTGTTGAGACGTGTGTGATCATCCTCGATAGGTGCAACGGCGTCCGAATTATAGTCGAGTACTGGACCCCACTTTTCGAGAAGCACCTTTGCACGACTTTCGTCGATATAAGCTTGAGTTGGTTTAATAACTTTTGACATAATTTGTGTTTCCTTGATCTTGTTACTCAGGTAACTGACGCTACCTCATCTTAATATAAAATTAGTATTTACCCAACTCTCCCATGTAGTTGTTGAACAATGGATCGTTGGGCTCTAGAGTGTCTAGATTGCTAGCACTCTCCTGTATGGATGTTGATGTGTCTGATGTGTCTTCCACGATCACATCAACATCTTTCTTGTTAATCTTGCGACCTTTGACTGCTTCTTCACGAAGCGCGGCCCGGGCATTGTCATCCTCTTTATCAAACAATGACACTGTGTAATCAAAATTTTCTGTGATGAATGCCGCAGACTTGTCTTGTAACACTCGGCGAACGTATTCTTTCTTGCGCTCCGGTAATCCGGTTGATTTACGTTCCAGTATGAGCTCCGCTTGAGCTCGATCTAAATTTTCTTTGAGAATTGC